ACCGTTTTCGTTTTGAACATTGATAATGCCGGCCACCTGAACCAGAGGAGTGTTCAAATTTATCTGCGTTGGCGCGGTAATATTTACGATGCCTCCGCCGGCCACCTCTACGAACGTATCGCCATCATTGCTTCGAAGCTGTGTGGTGGTGGTGCTTACGCCGGGAATCACCCTCGGCTGCGAAAATACGCCGGGCAGGCAGAATCCATCGGACAAGTCATGCATGCGCAATTCCATGGGAATCTGCACGCCGCCTGACTGCCACCATGCATCGATGCAGCGGTCTGAAAAAACAACAAGGCACTCGTCGTTAGCGGCGATCGGGAGCGTGAGCGTAAACCCGCCGCCGGAAGGAAACATTACCGGCACATCGAGAAGAAGCGGCAATTTAACATAGGAAATATTGCCAAGAGTGTCGCGCTGCACGCCTTTAATGGCTGGCTGAATGACGACCGTCATGGCTTCGGCATTAAAAGATTGGATTATGCCCGGCATCGCCGTCCACAACCCAGCCTCCATAGATTCAAAGGTTGCCCGCAGAGTTTCCTCATGCGTGCTCGCGCGCTCTCGCCTATCCATCGCGCAACACCCCTACATTCGAAGCCGGGACTTTCTGGTTTAAGAATCCCGGAATATTACTGGAATCGACCGCCAAGCAGATAATGTCGGTGTACCAATCCTGCCCACGCGTATCGCCGTGGTGCTCTGTGAACCAGACCACATAATAGCCGTCCCAATCCGTGCGCGGCACGAGGGTATTGGCCACCTGCTGCGATAGCCCAAGCGGTAGCTGATAGGCAAGGATCGAGGCATTATCTATTTGAATAATGGTCCCGATCTTTATGTTCGGGTTAAGCAACGTCCGCACGCGGATGCCGTTCGGCGTCTGCTCCGGCCATCCGATCATGCCGCTGCCAGAATTTATAACCGTCACTTCCCCGGTGGCGACGCCGGTAAGCGATACGACCTGCAGCTTGCCGTCCTGAATAGACCAGTTCGCGCCGAGCGTCTGAGCAACGTCGCGCATGTGATCGCGGGCCATGCCATACATGACCTTGCCTCGGGGCAGGGACGTATCTGGAAGCGTCGAGATGAAACCCTTTTGCAATTTCATCGAATCCGCAATGGCATCGATCGCCGCCACAGTTTTGGATCCGGCGGCCAGTGTCTTATTTATCACAGCAAAATTATATGCCTCATCGCCATCGGCGGCGCGGATATCCACATAGGTGTCGGCCTGACTTTCCCGGCCAATGCGAACCTGAACGATATTGCCCGCGAATATTAACCCGAAGGATCCTTCATAGCCTGCCTGCAGCGACACTGCTGTGAATTCAGATGATCCGCCGGGTCCAGACTGCCCAGAGAGCAGCTTATTTGCTGTTCCGACGGGGGTAGATCCGTCCTTTCCCGTCGACAGGTTATATATTCGAATATCGATGGAATTGGGGGTTTGGATATCCCCTTTCCGAATGAAAAACTTGAAATGAAAGTCGGAAAATTCCAGAGCGTCGCCACCGGGAGCGCCGACGACCAACGAGGATTTTCTTAAATATTGTTCAGCCATAATTACACCGGCGATAGATAGAAAAGGTGGCCTGTGCTTCCAAGGTTTTCAAAAGTAGGGACGGCATTAGGATTATGGTCCGTCTGCGCAAGTAAATTTCCGTTGATACCGAGATATGCATATTGCTCAAGTAAATCGGCGCCAGTGATGATAGGCACGCCAGATACCAGAGCATTGCCGGCGGAATCAGCAATATCCAAAATCCACGAGTTGTTCTGCTCGTTCCACTTGAACGTCATTTTATAGTTCACGCCAGCGAGGCTGATATTGAACGTCTGAAATAGAGAAGCAGTCGGCACTTCGTAAGCTGTTGTCATGCCAATGCCTCCCCGCCGGCCGCCGCATTGTAATTCGTGCCGGGCCGCAGCGTTTGTGTTCCTGTATTTACCACCGCAGAGTTTTGCTGCGGATTCAAGAGCGCCGTGGCGTCAGGGAAGTTTATGACGTTGGTGCTCACCAGAATCACCTGCTTGCAAACTGCTGTGCAAAATAAGGCGTTTTCGGTCTTTTCATCCGTCGTCACATGCAGCGATTTAAAGAGCATGTTGCCGTAAGTGCGCTTCCCCGTGACGATGGTGAAGGGCTCGCGCGTGGCCTGCAGCGTTAAAAGCTGCTGGTAAACCTGATCCGCATAATTAAAAGGCGATGTGTTGGCTCCGAACTCCGTCCCTTCGCTCAGGGGCGTGAATAAGGCCGCCACCTCGATAAGGTTGGTGATTACCGACGGGATGCCGCTATTGCTCCATCCAGCCCGTATTACCACCTCCACCGGGCGCTTATAGGCGTGGTCGCTTATGGCCGCGCCCTGCTCAACCGGATGGTCGGTGATTACCAGCTCGTCGTAATGCGACTCGTCCAGCGTGCACTGCACAGCGATGCCGCCGAGGTTCCGCGGCGGATTAAAAATGGCGGTTATGACGTTGTCGATATTGCTCATCGAACTGCCCCGATCACGTTTCTCACCAGATCCTGATTAACCTGCCTTTGGATACCGGCGACGCTTTGGCCGGTCGCCGCTGGGTTTCCTTCGCCGCTTACATTCACGGTGGTGTTTTGGTTTATGGTGACGTCGTTGCCCATCTGCTGGGAAAGCCTCTCGGCCATGCCGCCGCGCAGAGTCGCTTGCCCGAACATATCTTTCGGACGTTCGTACATTGAAGAAATCACCACGCCAGCTTCATTAGCACTGCCAGAGCGCTTAAGTGCATCCCCAGCCGCGCTGTACATGCCCTGCGTCAATTCGTATTGCATAAACTGCAGCTGCTCGCCAAGCGTGCTGCTATGAATATCGTGCCCCGACCATTTGGCGAATTCTTTCTGGCGATCAGGGTGCCATTGCGCGATGCCGTATGCTTGCCCGTTGTCCCCTTCGGCTTTTGGGTTTAATCCGCTTTCTGCCTGCAGGTTAGCCAATATTCCGGACGCTTGGTTAGAATTCCACCCCATGCTTTTTAGCGCCGCGAATATGCTTTTTTCGCTTTCCTGAACGTTGGTTGTCGGCTTTACCGGGGCACCGCTTGGGGTAGTGGTTCCCGCCAATGGTTCACCGTGATTCAGCTTTTTCCATTCTTCTTTCGTATGAGCCTGCTCAGGCTCAAATATCTGGAAAAGCATGTCTCCGACGTTGTCCCACATGGAGCCATTGCCAGCGCCCTGCGTGGCGCCTGCCAGATCAAGAATCGCTTTATTTAGCGTATGAACATAGGGGATTAAATCACCGGCGATGCCGTCTGCGAGGATAGTTAAACTGCTGCCGAGCTTCCCCATTTCATTGCTGAAAAGATGGCCTTTTTCTGCCGCAGCATCCAGATCAACGCCGGATTGCTTAAGAACCTCATTATATTCTTTTTCATTGGCGGTAAATTCGCCGCTCATCATGGCCATGGCGGTGTTATTATCTAAGCCGATCATGTGCGACAAGAGGAACGCCTGCCTGCCCTGCCCGTTGGCATTCATGCTTTGCAAGCGCACGGCGATATCGTCCATCGCCTTTTTGGTATCTTTCAGGTGCTCAGGCTTTACCCCGAACAGGCCGGTCAGGAGGCCATCGGCATAGTTTTCCCGCATGAACTGCGCGAGATTCTCCAAAGACCCCTGTGCGCCCTCGGCTGTGCCACCAAGCTGGCTTATGGCGTAATCATAGGATCCTATTTCGCCTGCAGTAGATCCGGTGCGTTTGCTGGCAAAATAAAGCTTGTCCAAGCTTTCCGCCATTTTAAAGGCGAATGCCTCTGTGGTTGCCGCAACCCCGGCGATGCCGGCGCCGAAGGCAAAAACTTTTTTTGTGGTGCCTTCGAGCGTGCTGTTGAATTTATTAAAGCTGCGCTCATCTACCACGAACCCAAGGCGCGCGAGGAACTCTTTTAAGACTTCTGTTTCGCTCATTTTTTGTTCGCCTCCATATACCGACGTTCGTTTTCATCCTGAACGTCCAAGGTATCGTTCATTAAGGCGACGTCCGCCAGATCGAGCGTGCCGTCTTTAAGGCTTTCGTATTTACACATACCCCGCGCCACGGGCCTCATCAGCCAATCCAAATCGTCCGGGAGAGAGCAATAATCTATGCTGCTGGATCTTTTGGGGACGCTTGCAGGGATGCGAAGAAAAAATTTGCTAGGTTATCGTTAAGCACGCTCCACACGATCTGCATCATTTCGGGAAGCTGGATATCCTCAAACATCATCCTGCCGCCGGCACGAATCTTGGCCCATACCTGCCCCTGTTGGCGCGCGGTAACGTCAAGGCAAGACAAAACGATATATTCCCAATTCGCATCGCTCATTTCACCGACAATCTTGGTCATGATCGGCAGCGCATCCAGCATCGTGAAAGATTCCGGTTTTCCTGCCGCAGCAAAGGCATCCTGAATGCTACCAAAAACGGGGGCAATGCGCCGGGCGATATGGGACTGCTTTATAGCGTCCATTTTTCCCGAGCGGTAGTTATTGCCCTTTATGGTAAATTCAGCCATGCGGATCCCCTATTATACTGAGCCGGTGGGGACGCTGTTCAGGAGCGAGTTGATGACGGCATGCGCCACGCCACCGCCGCCCTGAATGGCTACCAATACGCCGACGTCGAATTCCCACTCCACCGTGTTTGCCTCTTTGGCATAGGTGAGGTTCGGAGATTTTTTGAAGGCGCAGAAGGTGCCGGTGGCGCCATCGCCAAGGGTGCTGTT